ATGAAACATTTGGAAGTTGATCGCATTCATCACGGTCGCGCAGAACACCTCATTCTTGAACTCAAGCCATCAAGTGTCGCTCTCAGCTTTTGGTCGCCTCCATATTTTGTTGGCAAGGGCTACGAAAAGGGGGAGACGTACGAAAGCTGGCAGCAGATGCTGAAGGCCGTTATTCACGGCCACGCGGCGGCGCTGAAGCCCGGTGGCTTCATGGTGATCAATATCGCCGACATATTGTGTTTTGCGGATGATGAGATTCCGCGCTACCAAGCGATGAACGTGGCGATGCACAAATCAGAGGTAACGCGGGAAATGGTCTTGAAGGCCAAGGCGCAATTCCCCAATTACAACCGTGACGAGTTGGCCGCACATTTAGGGTGTAGCGAACAGACGGTTGACCGCCGATTGAACGGGAACAATATCCGGGGCGGAAAGCACGCCGCACAGACCAGAGTGAAGCTCGTTGGCGGGCCGCTTGAAGAATACGCCTACGCCGCTGGCCTGTATTTGCACGACCACAGGATTTGGGCAAAGGACCCCGCTTGGGCGAACTCAAAGTGGACATCTAATTCCTTGAAGGCCGTCCATGAGTTTGAAGACCTCTATGTCTTCTGGAAGCCCGGTCAACAAATCATAGACAGAAACAAATTGAACCCCGGCGAATGGAAGGATTGGGGAATGAGGGGGATTTGGTATATAGAAAGTGTGCGTGCGAATGATGACCATGAAGCGAAATTCCCGCAAAAGCTGGCAGAGCGCGTGATCCGTCTGTACTCAGATGAGGGCGATACAGTGCTTGACCCGTTTATGGGTTCGGGAACAACAGCACTCGCCGCCATCAGGCATAAACGCCATTACATCGGCTTTGAGAAAGAACGCCACTACGTTGAGCTTGCGCGTGAGAATGTTGACCAGGCTCTTGCCCAGCCGCGTCTACTTGCCTGAGGGCGCGGTAATATCGCACATCCGCCAAGCCGCTATTTTTCGCAGGATTTCAAAACTTACTCGCGCTCGTACCTTCAGTGGGTTTTTGTCTTTGTCATCTTTTCCGGGAAAGAGAAGCCCCGGAAACTTCTTCAAATACCCCGGTGTGATCACCAAGAGAATGCCATTCGGGATACAGGCAAGTGTTATTCGTCCGAGTGGTTGGCCTCCATCCTTCTCGCTACGACCAACCGAAAGCATTTTGTAGACTGGTTTTACCACGATGTTTACAAACGGGGCGACCGTCATGTCGGACAAGACGTAGATGGGAGGGATGCCGCAATGAAAATCGTGAGAAGTTACGGCCCCGGTTGCCTTCACAATCGTGTTTTTCACGCCGTCTTCGGCCTTGGCCCACACCCCGTCGCCAGAGACTTGATTGTGGCTCATGACGGTGTGGTCAGCATCATCCCTCGGCCCAACACTCTTGATCTCAATGGTGAGCCAAGCGGAGTCGGTGAAACCTTTCGTTATTTTGGCAATCGTTTCTGACGCCACTACGAATCTCAGGTCCGCGCCCGTTGGAATACCGGGATCTCGCACCTTGAAATCAGCAGTCAGAAGCAGTGGTATCTTTGCTCCGATAGCGTGCTCCCCAACTTCAATCCAAGGGAACTGGTCTCCTTTCGGCTGACGCCCGCGCTCGTCCGGCGGATAGTTTTGCCAAAACGGGTACAGGTAGGAGGCCTCGTCATAGTCCCGTGCGAAGGCAACCCAATTCGTGATGATTAGCTTTTTCACATACTCAGTGAAGAAGTGCTCCAACTCAATGAGCAAGTCAGGATTCTTGACGAAGTACTCCCTGGCTTCGGAATATCGTTTGAACTGTTGGTCTCGGTAGCGGTTGAACACGCATCGCAGTCTACACGGCGATTACGAGGGAATCCAGCAGGGTTATTTTCTGAAGGTGTGGTGCCCGATGACCACAGTGATGGGGTGAGCGGCGGTTTCAATATTGTCTTTATACCAACCTGACGTGACGTTCTTTTCGTTGCTGTACCAGACCGCTCCCCCGGTAGGGTCATCATCCCCGCCCAGTACATTAGGAGCATCGGTTAAGCAGGCCTGCCAGACTGCGTCATCAGCCGGAGGAACCAAATTGTATTCCGGGTCGGTGGGAACGCTCATGGATGTAAACGCATTTTTCTGGTAGATGACATCGTGAACGGTCTTGGGGAAATCAGGAGCTTTGACTCGGTTCATCACTACGTGCATTTGCGCGTAGCAAGCACCAATTCCGTCGCCGCGTGATTCCTTCCAAGCACACAACGCCATATTCTGAACATCGGTTTGATCATAGGTCATGTATTTCTAATACGGTTGAACTGAAGTGCTGGGTACTAACGCGCTATTTACGCTCTTAGCAACATGAGCTATGTTTCGCTTCGTTCCTAAGGAGGGAACAAAAATGGCGAAGCGAAAAGTGAAAACCAGCAAGGTTGTTGATGTCAAGAAGGCCCAAGCGAACGACAAGGAAACCCCAGTGGTGAAGCTCCCGGCCAAGAACGCGAGCGCGGTTCAGAAGGGCGCGACATACGCCGTGTTGGCCGGGCGTCCGAGCAAGCAAGCCGTGACCGCTGTTTTCACCAAGTCTGGCTACGCGCTGTCGTGGGTCACCCGCGCAGAACGGCTCAATATGACGCCCGAGGACCTCTGCGAACGATTCAAGGCTGATCCTGATGAAGTGAAAGCTCTCTGGGCGGGTATTAAATAACAAGTGTTACCACCAAACAGCGTCACGGCCCGGTGCTGAAATGCGCCGGGCCTTTTTCTTTAGTGGCTCGTGTAGGTGACGTTGTTGCCGCCGCTTGAAATGGTCGTAGTGCCGCTCCAGGTGGGACCCGTGAAAGGCTGGGGCCAGACATACGGCTGAGGATAGATGTAGATCATATTTCCGCCCATCCATAGTCCGCAGTTCCGGCAACACCCGCAGCATTGGCAGCGTTCGTGATTCTCGCAAGCACCGCAATTAGTACACTTTTCTTTACTCATGATTCTTTCTCCCAAATAGTTTCTTCAGATGCTCAGCGATGTCCAAACCAACCGCATCAAGAATTGATTTGAAAATGGTCCCAACGGAGATGCCGCCGAAGGCGAGCACGAAATGAAGCAGCCTGTCACTCATTTACTTGCCGTCTCCATCGTCGTCTTTATCGGGCCACTTCTGGTACGTCGCGGCGTGCCCGAGTAAAAAGCCATAGAATGCGTAAACGGTGGATACGAGACCAGGCCCCAGGTCTTTACCCGAGTGAAAGTGATAGACGATGAGCGTGCCCTGGGTTACGCAGCCCAAGACAACGTGTAATTTGTTGATGATCGTGTCGTAAATTTTGTCCCAGTTCATGTTCTTTATTACCCGCCGATGACGTAGTTGGCGCTGGAAGCGACGGAGGAGCCGGAGCCTGGTTGAAAATTAACAACGATGGCACAGGCAATAGCGAGAGAATTTTGGGTACACCCAAAGGTTGCGCTCTGAGTACCCGAACCGGAAGCCGTCTTAGTGGACAACATTACATACGGGCCGCCGCCTTGAGTATCGGCCACACGCTGTGTATAGCCAGAAGGATTGGTCACGCCGCCGTAGCTATTGATACAGAAAGCGAGAACAAGATCAGCAGCTCCACTTGCCGAGGAAGAGGTGGCACTAACGGTAGTGGCGTTTGCTGATGAACCTGATCCATAGCCATCCACAGTGGGAGCACTACCCGCTACGGTGAATTCCGCGACTACAGGGTTCATACCAGAAGCCCCACCAGTTGCGATGGTGCAAGTGACCGTGTTGGCCCCCGAACCGTTTGCTATACACCACCACACTTGTTGAAGTGCGGTGGTGTGAGTAGAAGTTGTTATAGAAACCCAGGTGTTACCCAGCGTATCAGTCGGGGTATTGAATGTGTTCGTGGAGTTGGCTGTGTTCATGAAAAGAAGAAGATTTCCAGCCGTGACATTAGAGGTGTAAGCCAAGGAAACGGTAGACACTGCCCCCGCTGTCGTACCCCAAGTCCCTTGACTAAAAGTTAGGCTTCCTGCTCCTCCCGTTGTCGTAAATGGATTAAAGATTTTCATTAGGATTGCGTGTACCAGACCTTCCCCTGCACGGAGACGGCGTTGCTGGAATTGATCAGGTAGCCCTTTCCGCTGGCGGTCTTGTCTACGAGTTCGCCGTTCATCCAGTCGGAATAGACGCTGCCATTTCCGGTCAGGACATAAGCGCCAGAAGTGTAGGTAACAGTCGTGTCACCAAACTTGACGTTCGTAGCCCCGGCGACCGTGAATTGAATCTTGTAGACACGAATCGTTTGGCTGCTCACGCCCGCGATGATGGTGTTGTCACCCGAACTGCTGAAATTGATAACAGCGGTGGAGTAGTTGGATGAGATCGGGTTGCCGGGGATTGTCGTAGCGTTGGCAGGCAGTGCGAGCACATTAGCGTTGACACCGATGACATTGCCAGAAGGAGCCGAACCCCAAGCAGTCGGAGCACCCAAAGCAGTACCGTCCCAATTTGCGATGTTCGTTGTGCTGCCGGATACGGTTTGTACGAACAGAGGGGTTGTGCTGTTATAAGCCGGAAGCAACGACGCGGACAAATTCGTGATGGTTGAAACAAATGGCGTGACGCTACCCGTTCCTGTGATTGCTACGGTGAGCTTCATACGAATGGATTGAAAGCCACTCAGAACGATCAAGAAGGGCTGATTCGTGTTGGTCACCAGTGTGTACGGGTTAAGGGGTGAAGTACCGCTGCTGTAGGTTTGCGCATTGAAAACCTGGCCCGCTGGCACTGTGACCCAATTGGTGCCGTCGTAGGTACCTTGAAATGTGATTTGACCCGCTGAAAATGTGCCACTACTTTGGTCAAGCTGAACAAGAACAGCCGCCGCGCCAGAACCGGAAAGAACAACTTGCGTCGTGTTTACAGTAGTGGAAGAAGTCCACGCGGTTAGAGTCTGGGTGTATAGGCCTGGATTTGTGAGCAAATTGCTGGAGGCATCAAAAGTGAGACCGGAAACGGTGACAGTTCCGCTCACTGGCTGCGTGACTCCGCTTCCGTCTATCTTGACGGCGGTAGAGTTGCTGCCCGTATTGGCGAGTGAAACCTGAACCGGGTGAGACGAAGTGCCTATGACGTTGGTGCCGTCAGAAATTTCAACGACGACGTCGCCAGCGGCAGCGGAAACCTTCATCTTGCTTGAAGCGACCGCACCTGCGATTGTCGCGAGGTTGCCGCCCGATTCAAGTGCCAAGGCACTCGTGTTGAGGTTCGTTCCGGCATTTGCCGTCACCGAACCACTTACAGTGACAGTGTTCCCGATGTAGATGTTGCCGGACGAATCTACCTTGAGAATTCGTAGATCAGTTCCGTCAGAACCGCCAATCATCACGGGGTAAAGAGGAACGGGCGGGCTGGTGCCGTTAGCTGTCGCGACGGCAGTGCCAGCGGGGAACACACCTTGAACATACGGGTCGCCGGGAATCCAAGAATTGGAAACGGGATCGTAAATCAGAATCTCGCCCTGCGTCGGGGTGGCCCCGTTTACGGGCACACCCTGGATAGAAGCTGCGTCAGCGTTGCCGACTTTGTCAGTTGAGACGACTTCCGACACCTGTCCCGATGTCGGATCGCGGTAGAGAGCTTTGCGATCGGCCATAAGGCCTCCTTTTTAGGAAGCCAGGATAATCGCGTCAGCGAGGTCCGATTCAATTGCCGTGGTTGAAGTTGCGTAACCAAGGAACTGAGAAAGAACGCCAGCACCTGTCGGTACTGTGGTTGTTACGCCGCCAGCGGTAGACTTATCGCCGTAATAACGGTCACCGACGGTCAACGCGGTGAGAGCCGAGTTGACGCCAGCGTCGTAGTACGTCGCGGTCTGCGAAGTGGTGTAAGAACTGAGTACGAAGCCGATGGCCTGGTTTCCGCCGCTGGACCAAACTGCGTTGAACAGTGTTGGCACTGCCGGGGACCCAGAGAGCTTGATGTAAACGTAAGCTCCTGCGTTGATGCTTTCTCCTGCTACTGCTGTCGCAGCGGAAGCCGCAGGCAACAGAGAAGGATCAATCGTTCCACCAGATGTGGTAGAGACGACGACTTCTGCTGCTGGCCCGGTTTCTGTTGCGATTACTTCCGCCACGTTACCGCTTGTGGTGTCGCGCTTGAGGTACTTTGGTGCTGCCATAGTGTTGCTCCTGTGGTTAAGCGAATATGATCGCTAAACCGATTTGGACTGTTAATTCCGAGGCTGACAACGCCACCCCGAGCGGTAATTCAAATGCCCCCGCTCCAGGTGTTTGGACCAGCGCCCCGGCCAATCCAAGAAAAACTGTTTCGCCTGGTGTGAATAGGAACCCGTTGTTCACAACCAGACCGACTTGCTGAACTTGTACGTAATTTCCTGAACCCGCACTCGTGACGGCGACTCCTACAAAGCGGTCGGCATCAGCTACGGTTCCAGCGTCTGCCACGTAGGCTTGACCGTCGCCATGAACGGCTACGGCTTGGTAGGCATTGATGTTTTGCCCTGCCAGCAGTGTGACTACTCCAACGCTGCTTGAACCCAGGAGCACCAGAGGAGTGTTAATCCCCGTGCCTCCATAAATCTTGTTCGTGTCCGTGGTGACGTAGAGACGCCCCTGCTCAAAGCCGAAAGGGAGATTGGCTTCCAGACCACGATCCACAATAATTTTGACGCGCTTGGCAATTGCCATCGTTGCGACTCTCCCAACGCATCCTGGCGGAGCGTCCCTGAGTCACTCATTTAATACCGGGGTTCAGAACAGGGCAGGAATTCCCAGTGCGTTAAATTGGTGCCAGACTGGATCGGGATTTCAACCGCCTGGTCCTCGCGGATACAGGATCTGGCTTATCTCTTTCCTAAATCAACAACGGCTTTCAAATACCCATTCGTTGTCGCCTGCTCTTTGATCATCGTTCCAAGGAGATCGGTCTGTTTCACAGCTTCTTGCTGAATGGTATTGAGGTGATTCTCGGCTTGAACGCGGGTGGTATTCTCAATGATAGAGAGCTTGTCCATAGCGCCGCTCCATTGCCCTTTGAGAGCACCGATTGCTTTCTTGGCGGTATACACCACGAATCCACCGAAGACCGTTACGAGGAGTCCGAAGGCCGTGTAGATGTAACTTTCAGGAATGATCTTGCTCCAGTCAGTCATTAGCTCACCACCGTAATGCCTGATACCAGAATTCCCACGCCGTAGCTTGTGAGCGTCGGTATGACGTCTAAGAAAGATAGGTTGGTGACATCGCCGGAAACCAGAGCACCTTTCATCGTGTTCCCGTCGTTGGCAAATGTATCCATGATGCCGGGGATGTAAGCAATTCCGCTGGGCGGGTTGTTGGCTGTGTTGTCCGACGCAGCGAAGTACATCGCCAGAAGATAATCATGCCCCGGCGCGAGCGGCATAGTGAAAGGCCCCGCGATATTCGTTGACGCCCCGCTGCCAGGGAGAGAAATAGCTTGAGGTGGCGGCCCGCCGGAGTCAGCTATGATTGACAACTGTATCGTGGCTGTTGGCGGAGAACCTGGAGCTGTCTCGGCCACACCATTTCCGTTGTTGACGGTGACGGTCGTTGAAGTGACGTCTAAGACTGTCCATAGCCCGTTGTTCGCGGAGTGAGAAAAGCCTGAAATCAAGACGTGATCAAGTGGGTGAAGATACTTGAGTCCAGTTCCCGTGTAAGTGTTTGACGCGGGGAACGGAGGCCCAGGACTACCAGCAGAAGATGTTAGCGTGTAAGGGCCGAACAGTTGTCCGTTGGGATCAACTTCGTTCATTTTGTAGACGACGGAGCGGCTCAAATACAGGGTGCCCTGTACCTGACCAAAACCCATAGTCAGATTCGGGTACCAAGTGTTACAAGCCTGTAAGAGTTTGCGGCCACGGATATGACAGAAGACCGTGTACCCGGTGAAGTCCGAGCCATCTGAAACGGGGAAGCCGCCTACCAGCACATTAGAATTCTCCGTACCCGTAGCGGAGATGGTTACAGTGCCCCCACTTTCAACTGCTGTGACGTTCGCGCCGCCTGTGATATTGATTACGTTCTGATGGCTGTTGTTGACGCCGTTGGTTTCAAGCAGGATGCTGCTGCCAATTTGAAACACGTCATAGCCATCGCAATAGACTGGGATGTAGGCAGAATCAGCGGGAGGCAAAGTGACCGTGGCATAAACCTGAACGGCGAGGGCTGACTCCGACTCTGAAAAAACTGAATGTGTACCAAAAACTGTGAAAGTTCCCGCCGTACCGCTTGAAGGAGTCCAAGTCAAAACTTGAGCATAGACGTTGAAAAACCCCGATGTACACTCAGTGACAGTGACCCACTTGCCCACGATGAAACCCGTACCCGACAAACCCGTGTAAGTGTAGGTAAAAGTTTCAAGACCATCGGCAGCAGCATTAGTGATCGTGGCATTGGTCGTAGGAGCCGCAGATATGGCGGTTAGATTATGCCCCATTACAGGTGAGCCGCCTTCACTGGTGGCGTTGCAGAGATAGTATTGTTTGGAATTCTGCGGGAGTACGATGTCCAAGGGAAGGTTGATGGGGCCGATGAACCTGAAGATTCCGTGATGTAATCCGTCCGGTGCCGCTACCGTGTAGGAAGAAGTAGGGTCCATCGTAACCGTCAACAGTCCAGCGATAGCTCCGTCAAAGGCGTCAAAAGCGGCGTTACAAGAGACCTCTTTGCTGGCCTGGTTTGTGGCGATGTGGTCTATTAAAAGATTTGGCGTTGTGCTCATGTTTATTCCTTATATGGTTGCTTTGCCTGGAAACCCGCGTCCGACTTCCCCCGAAATCTGGTAGATGTAAACAAGGACCGAAGACTGAGGGCTTCCAAAATCTGTTGTCTGATCGGCTGCGCTGTAAGTTGCTTCCGGGTTGCCGTTCACATCGTAGGTTCCCGGCGTCCAATTGATCGTCCGCACCACGGTCTCTACCGCTGGCGAACCACGAAGCCCATAAATATCAATACTGTAGGCTTCTGAGTCTTCGTTAAGAGGGACATTCCCCGCGTTGTTGAGCCAATCGCCGTTGTAACGAGTGCGCCGGAACCAATCAATTGTCAGGTTTCCGCTCATATCGCGAGTCCCAGTGATATGAACGGGCATCGCGGGCTTCAAGTCGTTGGCATTGATAGTGAAGTCGTAGTCGGGCGCACTCGTCACAGTCTGCCCAATCGTGACACCACGGTAGTAACGGAGCAGACCGATGATCGCGAGAGGCGCAGCGTCATGTTTAATCCCGGTCGTGGGATCAAAAATAAGCTCATCTGCTGCGTGTCCATAGGCTGCGTATTCTGTATTGCGACGGCCACGGAGCAAGCGAGAGAGCGTGAAGGTGCCGTCCATATTCTGTACGGCGTTCACATATTGAATGAGTTCGCCGCCTACGAAGAGAGGATTAGCTCCATTCAAAACGGCAAGGTCTGTGGTTCCCGATAGGCTCGCAGTTGTATCCGCAAGTTGAACGGTGAGGGTGTTGATGGTGTCCCAAGACCAAAGAACTGGCGGATCACCCAGCGTGCCCAGAATGTTTCCGTAGACGGTGCGTACAACAGTGGAGTCAATGCTGTCAAACGTGATGTCATCGTCTGATTTGTAGAGGACATCGCCCGGCCAACCCTTACCGCTGGAACTCCACCAATAGAACCCAGTCTGGCTGCGGTCGGCAGAGGCATCGGAATCTTCCAGGTAGGGAACGTCAAGCATCGCAAGAACAGTCGGAAGAACGGGTACGCCCGATTCTGAAGGAACGCCCGCTGCTATGCCAGCCACGGTGACGCTGGTATAGGCATTCAAATCTTCGCTGACGCCCGACAGAGTCAAGGAATAGTTCACGCCCAGCGACGTGTTGACGATGCGCATCTGATAGACCTTGCCCTCATACACGAATTGAACAACGTCGGTCGGGTCAAGGACGGCATAGGCCATCTTCCAAAGGTTGAAGTCGTAAGGACGCCGCTCGTAGTAAGCGAGGTAGAGAGATTTCTCGGCAATAGCGCGGGCCTCAACGGGAGTCAGAACCATTGGGAGCGCAAGTGTTGCGGTGCTCTTTGTCTTGACCGCACGGGCGGAGCGAGCCTTGAGAGCAGTGTTCTGCTGCCAATCAATCGTTGGGTCAATGAATGTGACACTGACGCTCTTGGGCAAGTCGGCTTGCTGTACGTAAGTCTCTTGGAGTTCTGCTTTGTCAGCGACAAGGCCAAGATCGCTCTCAGGTATCTGTAGAACGCTCGCATTTGCTCCCCGAGGAACGAATTTCAATTTGAAGTCCGACTCCACGGCGTCTACGAAATATGCCGCGAAGGGGTTCTGAAGGGCAGATTTGGCGTCGGTCTGATTCGTAAGCAGATAGCCATTGATAAGAATGTTGCTGATTTGCGTGACGTCTATCTGATCAACGGTAAGCCCGGCGCGTAGACAAACGTCCCTGGTCAGGTCGGAGAGGAACGGCCCGTTGCCCGAAGACAAATTTGTAACCATGACCGTGCTGCCGTTGTACTGGCGGGTAGATACCAGGACGCCTACGGTTTCGTTGTAGAGCATTCCCGCGCAATGCGCATAAATAGGAGAGCGAACGTCTCCGCGTGTGTTGTCAAAGTCGGGCAAGCCAACCCAGTTTTCCCAGTTAGCAGATATGTTCGTCGGATCAAGCGGACCCAAACCCATAGGATCGCCGGGACCAGAAGTCGTAAGCGCAAGATACTTCGCTCCGTCGCTACCCGTTACGATATCCCCCACCATATAGATGGTGGCGCTGGACCAGACTCCTTGGAAGGTATAACCGCCGCCTGTCTCCTGCGTGGTGACCGTGTTAATGGTGTCCAGGGTGAAGTCTACTTGCTGAGAAACGATTAGAGTTGTGGGGTCAATTAGACTGAGGACACCACCACGACGATGCGGGAGGTCTGTATCCGTTACGTCGCCTTCTGTAGCGAAGAAAGTGTTGCCGCTAAGTCCAGGAACTTTGTTGTCACGGAATAATCCCGCGATACAGGAAAGGTCTCCGCCGTCCATTGAAATGGCGGGTACGGTGGACGAGGGAATAATTGCCACCTGATGACCATCAGTAAGATCAATCAGGGCAAGTGTCGTTCCCCAGAACTCATCCCCAGTTTCGTTAGAGTCGGCAACGATGAAAGCATGAATTTCAGGAACGTAACGAGTGTAGAGGTAGCCGCCGCCAGTGAAACCCGTGCTCCAGTTAGCCAGCGGAACATTAAATGGATTGGTGATTACCAGCTGAGGGTCTACGTTTCCGCCGCCTACGGTTCCGCTGGTTCCTGACGAGGGCACCCATTTGAAGAGATGAATAGCCTGATCTGTATGAAGACACGCCCACCAGATGTTGCCAAACTTGTCCTGCCAAGTACCGAACACTCCTTGTATGGCTGAATCAAAATTATACAGGTTGTAGGAACCCAGGAGCGTCATCGTGTTCAGATTGATGACGTGAATGAAGTCATTGTTTGAGGCGAAGCTGATATAGTCTGCCCCGGCGTAAGACCACACGGACCAGTCAATCGGTCCCCAGATTACGTTAGCGTCCCCGCTTGTGTAGGTGTGAACTTGATCGTAGCCCAGAGCACCAAGCTCAAGTTTCGTGCTTGGGTCAATCTTGTGTAGACGGTGGTTGCCATATCCAGTGAAGTTGTCGCCAGACATCACGTACAGGTTGCCCGTCGTATCCTGAGCGAAAAACGTCGTGCCGTTGATGTAGGACGGCCCGTAGCTGGTAAAGGGGATCTGCCAAGAGTCCGTGAGCGCGTAGGTGTCCAGGTCGTATTTCTGTAGGCTGGCACCTGTGAAGGCGTTGTTGGCGACCCAGACAGAATGAGTATCCACGTCCGGGTACAATCCCCAAGAGCCGCACGTCGCGCCGAAGGCGTCAAAGAGGCTGTTCACTTCTACGAAGAAGCCGTAGCTTACTCCTCCCGGAACGCTGGAGGCATCAACCTCAACTTCCTGGTCGTACCAAACCGACTCACCATCGCTGGTCACAGAGTCCTGAGAAATGTAGGTGGCGACATTGAGAAATGTTTCGGTGCCGCTGGGATTCACTACAGGAATGGTCGCGAACACACTGCTATTTGTGCTGTCCAAAATGCGCAGCGTGAAATTCGGAATAGGCGTAGCACTCGTCAACGTGGTTGAGAGGATGAGTGCCTTGGTCCGGTCTTGTAGTATGAAGGTTGACATTAGACGATCACCGGAGGCCTGTAGAGCCTTGCGTAGTCCGACGTGCCGATAGCGAACTTCACGAGTCCCTGTATGTTAGGAATACGGTTGCCGAAGTCGGTCAGGAGCAAATCGGTCCAGACGCCGTAAATGATTCCACGGTAGGCTGTGGTCACGTTGACGCCCTGATAGCTTTGAATCGTCGGGTCCGGCATCTGCGCGTTGTTACCCGGATAAAGCACAGGAGGCGGATACTTGATCGTGAGAAGAATCCAGTAGTACGTCACGACGCCGCCTATTGTTTTGTTCGCACCAGAATTCGGCGCGAGCACGCCGCCGTCCGTACCAGGGCCATTTACAATCTGTGTTACCCATAGCTGGTTGGCGTAGGCGACTACCGCGCCAACATCGTAAACAACCGTGGCGTCATAGGCTGCCGCGCTGTCTACGTTGTCGTCGTAGCCAATTTTGGAATCAAACCAGACCTTGATGACCGTGCCCGGTCCCTCACCGAAGGCAACGGCGAAGCTCGCCGTGTACGTGTATGTGGTTGTTGAATAGCTCGGGCCTCCCTTGGTGGAGGTTTTCGTTACGGTCGTATGCTCAACCAAGCCCGGCGACCAGATGATGTTTCCCGCAAAACGGAATGTGCCGTAGCCAATCGGAATTGGCGCTCCGTTTGTAGAAGATGAAACCGTGAGGTCGTTTAGGCGCGGGCCATATTGATCTGGTAATCGCGTGGGGAATAGCAAACCCCCTACGATTCCTCCAACTGCGAAACCGATTGATGCGCCCAAGATTGCTGAGCTGGTTCCGGCCAGCACACCAATGCCCGCCAAGGCTCCCAACCCGAAGGTCAGTGCGCCAAGAATTGCGAACCCGATCGCTATAGCGAGCTTTGCCATTACTCAACTCCCGGAAATGCGAAGCAGCCTTCAATGCGGCGACGCCACTTCACGTCCATAATGTGTTCAACCACTTTGCCAATCGTGGCGTAGGCATGAATCATTCCTATGGTCCCGTTCACGGTAGAAATAATCGCGACGTGACAAGGAACGTCAGGCAAACGGATCGTGACCAAGTCGCCCGGCTGCATCTGGTCTATAGGCTTTTCAATCATTCGGCGCTGCGCTTCCTCGTGAACGAAGCGGTCAAGCGGCTGCGCGGAGTAGTTGGCGTTGTCGTGCTTCTTGAAAGGCACGCCCAGTTTGTCTACGAGTCCCAGATCGTCAGCTACACAGAGCGGTAGGCCAACGCAGTCCATAGCCCGCCCCTTGAGGCGACCTTGATGTTGAAACCGCGTCCCAACATATTCACGAGCCTTGCTCTCAATGTCCTTCTTAGTTGACACGGATAACCACCCTGCCGCCCGACGTGATCCGATAGATGACCGTTCCTACCTGCGCCCAGACGAGGGCGTAGTTGGCTGCGGCTGCTATGGCAGCGTCAACGGTGCTGTAAACTTCTGGTGCCTGCGGTGTTCCTAATTTGTTAGCCATTCTCTTACTCTCCAATTTGCCCACTTCGTCCAGAGCAAAAACCTCTGCCAGCGGGTAAGTTCGTTGTATCTATCGGCGGTCATCGTCAAGCCAAAGATGAAATAAATCCTCGCCATATCGCGGTGCGATGAGCAGTAGTGACGCTCCGCTGCGAGCGTCCATTCCTTCCACTGCTTGCCTTGAATGCCGTCCGTGTAGCCGATGGTCGCGGGTTCGCCGCAGTCTTTACAGGTATGCGCATACACGGGAAAGAAAATCGTGCGGTCTGAGACTTCGTTGATCTTTTCCGTGCGCCAACCCAGATATCGCTTCGCTGTAGTGATGGTTTCCATTTATTGAGCATTCGGATAAAGCAGAACGAGGTCGTTACCCGGAATGGTGTTTTCCCCTTTGAAATTGACGATGTTGTTGAACTTGGCGAAGCACGTAGGCGCGGTCTTATCGCAACCCGGCTCAATGATGAAACTGTCCCCCACATTGGGTTGATACTGGAGCGGGAGGAACATCGTCAGCGTAGTCCCATCCCAACTCTTAATTTCAACTGTGAATCCCTTTAGCGGGCCGCTCGTGAACGTCATCACACCGTCGTTAAACCAACCATTAGGAGCCGGAGCGGTGGGAGTCGCGCTGCCTGGCTGAAGCAGAGGAGCAAACGGTGACAGCGTTACGGCTGGTACGACGTGTAGCGGATCAACGGACGACTCAACTACTCCGGTCTGCCGCCACTTCGTAATGTCTATACAGCACGGGTATTGCGTGTTGACGTCAATCCCGTTGAAGCCACTCCCAAGTTCGGCGCGGCATAGAGGCCCATACAGCGAGCCTATGACCGTGGTGAAGTATTGCGACAGGCCACGGATTTCAGAAGTGAACATTCCGTTCTTCATAACGACCTGCCCAACGGTGCCTGACTTAACTTTCAAGTCGCCCATCGTCAGATCGGCCCAGTTCACAATTCTGATTTCCACCGTGGCGTAGTCGTACTCCCCGGCGCGGAGAGCAATCTCGGTGATAGCGTCGGAGTCCGATACCAACAGTGCCGTGACTTCACTGTTATCCACTGAGAGGTCGCTCTTGTTGGCCGTGGCGGTGTTGGTCATACCGGACCCGGCGTAGTAGGTGGTTCCCAGATAATTGATGTCCTCGTCGTGCGTAGTGAATCCCTGCGTATTGCTGGCTTGCTTCAAGAGCACAGTCGTAGCAATCCAGCCGCCCGAGGTTCCCTGACTCCAACTCGTTGTGTACGTGCCCGGTGTATCCAACTCAATCCAGGACGATGAGAAAATGTTTTGTGGCCCCGGCCCGCTCCCCCCGGTTTGACTTTGAATGAACGCAGCACCATCGGTTGGCGTAGCCGCGTACTGGCTGTAGATGAAACTGAAAGCGATATCCGCGACGTTCGTGTTGTAAGCGGGCGTTGAGATAACCGTCCCCGTGCCGTCGGCTGAGGCAGTGGTATCAACAGGGAGGAACTCCCCGACGCCTTGAAACTCGTGAATGAGGACGTAGGCTTTCCAAGCTGCGGAAAAGTTCGCGACCACTGTTATCGTGCAGGCTCCCCCGGTTACGCCATAAGCAGCGAACTGAATACAACGGCGTGGCTGTGGCGGGATGATTGGGTCTACGCTGAGAAGCTGAGTATAAACATTGCCCAAATTATCAGTGACCGTCGCACCTTGAAGGTCTTCACCACCAACATCAACAAGGATGGCGTTGCCCGACGTCACATTGGCGGTGAAGCTCACCGTGCCAGTTGTGTTACCGATGCCCGTGTCAAACTGACCGCCCGCATATTGAATGAGTGCTGGCGGGTCGGGAGTGAAGTCCCTTACGACTTTCCAGAGCACGGCGAGGGTCATGGAATCTAACCCGAAGTGAGCCGCCAATGCGTCTGAAATAACCTTCATTAGATACGGACCTCAATGATGTCTATCTGGGACCAAGTCGTTAGACCGGAGCCGTCGTTAGCTCCCCAGCCCGACTCAATGATTTGGGCGTTCTTCATATCGTCAACGTCAAAGCGAACCGGGAAGTGAAACTGAAAATCTGCGGTGATCGTGTGTCCGGACGTGACTGTGTAAAGCATCTGAACCAGTCCGGTCGTAGCGTCTACGGTGTAGTCGGAGCCAAGAGTCTTTGGAGTTCCGTTGTCATAAATCACCACGGTGTTAGGGAGAAACGCTCCGGTGTAATCCTGAACCGTGTCCATGATTGGCTTGACGATCTTCCGCGTGTAAGTACGGTTGGCGGTTACATAGGTCTTTTGTAGCTGATAGACCGGGTTTACAGTACCGTCAGCGGTTGCGATGAATTGCGCAGCGGCTTGGTAATCAAGCGGCCAGAGTAGACGCCAAGCATCTGCCCGGCCTCCGACGTTCAGGTAGAAGTTGTAGACAAGCTGAAAGTCAGACTCCGTCTTGCCCTGCAAATGAAGTTGGAACATAGCGCGTGACTGCGCCCAGTTACGGTTACGCTGTTCATAGCCGCTGAATCCCTGGTTGACGTTGGTCGTCCAGGCGCTACCACCAACGGAGGTAAAGCCGATTGCTCGTGGAAATTCACATTCAAAAAATGCCATTAGTTATTCCTCCGCATAGCACGCGAGGCAGCTGCGGCTGACTGGCTTGCGATTTGGTCTTGAGACGCCTTGAAAGAATTCAGGTCGGGACTGTTGACGGTGATGTTTTGGTTGATGACCTGTGTACCGCCGCCACCAGGACTCATCACTTTGCCCATAGCGGTGTTCGGGACAATCGTTCCTGCGGTAGTCGGGACGAACCATTCCGGCCCGGCCTCACCAACGGCGTAGAGACTGCCTGGATTGACCGCGCCGCCCGCTGCCTTACCACCACCGAAGATTCCGCCCAGCAAGCCGCCAATTCCGCCGCTGCTACCGCTGAACGCTCCGCCAATCAACTGGAACAGTTGCTTGAAGATTTGGTTGAGCGCCAGCTTCATCAGGTCGTTCTCAATCGTGTTGACGAAGTCGCTCCACTTTGCTTTCCCGGTCGTAATCATCTCCGCGAGGTTGTTAGTGATGCCGCTCATGGCAGTATCCATGAGGTTCTTAACGGTTGTAGCGGCTGCGGTGCCTTGCTTGGTGTACTCGTCAAACCAAGCCTTCACACCCGCCTGTAGGGAATTGGTCTTGAGTAGCAGGTCATCGGCGTCTTTCTGCTTCTGTAATTCAAGTTGGTGAATCTCTACGTCGTAGGCGAGTTCCTGGTCAGCGTTTAGCTGTACCTGGTCATGCGCCTTTTTCAGTTGGTCTATTTCATTCTGAATAGCCGCTACGTTGTCCAGGGAGGCAATCTTCTGTACGTTGGCCTTGAGTTGCTCCGCATCAGAAACTTTCTGTACTTCCTGGCGATATTGTTCAAGCTGCGCGGCGTCAAGGAGCGGGTTAGCCTTAGCAAAGGCTTGTACCTGTTGCTCCACGTTGAATTGACGCAATGCCTCAGCGCCGCCCAACACTGCTATGGCATATCCCTTGAGAGCGGTGATCTGTACGTTCATGTCTGCCGTGACTTTGCCCAGGTTGGCAGCTTCCTGCTCTACGGCCTCGGCATGAACAGCGGCGGTCAAGGTTTGGTACTTCTGCTGTAGCTGAGTGAGTGCGGACTGTAGGGGAGCGAGGTCCTTGGCGGTTGCGCCCATTGACTTGAGCGCAGCAATCAATCCTTGGAGGTCAGCAACCTGCTTGGCGAATGGTGTTAGCTTGGCCGACTCTTGAGCCTGCTCAACCGCGAGCGCACCGCGAGAATAAGCATCGGCGAGTTCCTTGACGTTGGCCGTGGCTTCCTGCGTCTTCGTAATTTGGGCTTCAAGTTGCTTGTTAGCGTCCAGCGCACTCTTGTAAGAAGCCAGGAGTAATGTCGCTTTTTGTATAGCTGCGGCCTGATCGTTCGTTACCTGAACGTGGACCTTCGCGCCCTGCGCGTTGAGGTCGTCAATGGTCTTTTGAGCGTCGGCAGCGGCGGTAGCTACGATGGTCGCCTGAGTTGTAGAACCGATTGCTTGGGCGAGTTTGCCCTCAGCTGCGGCCTGGTCCTGTAACTTGGTGATGCGCTCCTGGATGGATTTCTCAAAATTATCAGCGGCCTTGTTAGCCGGGGCCGGGGTAGTGCCAGCCGCTACGGGCTTCTTTTGAACTTTCTCTACCGTGGCATTCCAGAACTCAACCACTCCTTCGCCATAATCTTTCCAAATTTTCTTTTGGTCATCGGCTGACAGTTGAGCGTTAGCCGTCATCTCGGCGTTGATGTCTTTAACGGCAGCGGCGGCTCCCTTGAAATTTCCCTGTAGTGCGTCTTTAGCAGCGGAGGATAGCCCGGTGAATACGGTGACAATGTCCGCGCCCATATGCTGGATTAGGTTGCCGAGTGAATCAAAGAAGGTCTGTACAGCGCCGAAAGCCACAACGAATGCTTTCCCGGTGAACGCTGCGGCCTGTAGCAACGCTGCCATTCGGCTGTTGGTTTCCTCAGCGCCAGACACGACGTTGTCTATGACCATTTGCATCTGCGGGAGGAGGGCAGAGACGAGTTTGTTACCCGCGCCTGTGACTGCGGCACCCAACTTGTTCATGGACTCTTCAAACTTCTTGGCTGCTGCGGCTTGATCGTCGCCGATGACGATGCCCAACTTCTGGGCTTCCTGCATGAGTTCGTCTATGCCGTCCTTGCCCTTATTGAGCAAAGGAACCAAGGCCGCGCCGCTCTTACCGAAGATAGCTATGGCCTCGGCGGTCTTCATCGGGCCGTCGGGCATTGATTGAAACTTTGTGGCGAGGTCCGCTAATACATCTTGTGTGGGACGTAGCTGGCCGTTGGCGTCAACTACGGAAACACCGAGTTGTTTGAAGGCGTCAGCGTTTTTACCCGTACCCGTAGCGGCGGAGAGCATCGTCTTGCTCATGCGCTCCAAGGCTGAATCCAGTTGTCCGGTCTCTACTCCCGATTGAGAGGCGGCATACTCCAAGCCAGACAGCGCAGCGGTAGATACGCCAGTGGATTGCGCCATATCCTCAAGGCGTGCGGCGTTCTCAAGGCTCTTATCAACAAGTTCCGCGAGGGCAGCTTCAGCGCCAAGGATAGCGGTTGTTAATCCCGCCATAGCAGCTTCAAATGCTTTTTGAATGTTCTTACCGGAGGTCAGGGCAATCTGCCCCGCCTTGTCCATACCAGTTACGAAGCTGGCGGTGTTTGCCTGTAAATCAACAACGAGTGTGCCGACTGTTATGGACATTTACTGCCTCCAACCGGGGAACAGTTCATCAAAGATTTCTGCTGCGTCCCGGTAGCCCTGCGCTTCCAACTTCGCGATAGTCTTCTTAATCAAGTCTTCATCCTTCATTGGGTTCTGAATTGCCTTGTCAGCGTTGAAGCTGAACATCGTCATGATGAGTCGCTTTAACTTTTCACGTTCCTCGTTGCGCTTCTCATCCGGTACAAAGTCCCACGGCGTCCAAACCTTTGAACTTACGCGCTGACTCATGTTCGCGATCATCGCGGCCATAGTCCCGGACTGAAAGCACTGGTGCTTGAACTCCACGTTCCGGCGCTTCATCAGCGCGAAATACATACCCGGCGTCAGTAGCCCAAACTCTTCCATCGTTAGGCCGAAGTCGTAGCGGGCGACTGCCCAGAGTTCCCGCCAATTTTGCGGTGGTTCGTCTAAACAGACGCCACCGCCTCCGCGTTTGGGACTTCACCGAGCGGAGGCGGTTCGTTCTGGAGCTTCTCAAAACGCTCCACGAATCCCGGCCAGCACTGTTCCATCAGCATTACCAGGAGCGGCATATATGCTGCGGGAGGAAGCATCTGGCGAAATTCGCGGAGCGTAATCTCTGGCTGATAACGATCCAGCGCGGCCCAGCCCAGTGCGGTAGTTTCCGAACTGTTAAGCGGGGGATTGAACCAAGCCTCGGGGCGAGCCAAGTCACGGCCAATCTCTTTCTGAGCCTTTGCGATGGCGTTGTAGTCCAGGACGAGCTTCAACGTCTTGCCACCAACGATTTGAATCTCGGTGATAGGCAAAACTTCAAACTCTAATTGCGTAATTTTATTCATTCCATACTCCGTGTATTGGGATTGTGAAACACGGGCAGGACGCCCAAGATGCTCCGGGAGGAGCGGGAGATTAGGAGATTCCCTAAGCTCGGAGGATAAAACCTTGGCGCTCCGGCCCGTGAACCCTATTCAAAGGCCGGAGCACTATTCGTGGCTCAGAAACCACGAACTCTTTTAGGCCACGAAGGTGAGCGGCCCGGTGATCTTGATCTTGCCCGTCAGCTTGGCTTCCTTAGAGAAGTCAAAGTTACGGTCAAGGCTTGTGATGATTCCCTTGAAGGAATAGGTGCCCAGTGAAGGGGAACCCGGTAGCACAACCTGGTAATCGCGGGTTGCGCGGCTGTCCATCACGGACTGCAAAAGAACCTGTGTAGGATCTGTGGGGATTGCGTTGGCGGTGAAGGAACATTCGCCGCTGTCAATCAAGGTCGCGATGAATTCACGACGTGCGTTGATTGACTCTACGTTGGTGACGTCGGCCAGGTCAGTCTTGCTGCCTGTGAAGTCTACCATCTGAATTTCTTGGATGACCGTGAAGGTCTCGGCTACGAACGGAGAAACTGAACCGTCTGCGTTGCCAAGCTCCAACGAACCACCCCAAAACGAAAATGCCTGGGAGGATGTGTATGACATTGGTGGTGCTCCTGGTAATGCTTTCCGGTGGAATTAGCACGCCACTGGTCGCGCTTTTCAGCCCCCGCTTAAGAAGGCAAAAACTCATGTGGATGTCAGCGTCCTTTGCTTTATGCTGATTTTCGGACCCACCCTCGCGGGTAGCGGCATCCACGAAACTCTTTAGGGTTGCCCGTCATCTTCAACCGTGTCAAAGATGATGTCATCAATGCCGGGCACGGTAACATTGGGTCCGATGAACGGAGTTACATACTCACTATATATTACGTCAATCTCAAGTAAGTGCCTGTAAACGTAGCCAGAAGTGCCCGGTTCATAGGGAAAGTCCATATCACGAATGATGATGCAACCGTTGACGGAAGAACCGTCTGGCAATGTGCCTGAGAAGTTCTGGAACAGAGCACGAACAGCGTCCGAAGTCTTTACGGAGTCCATATACTTGGAGGCGTAGCTATCAATCTGAAACCGCTTGGAGCGCAGTCCGCTGGAGCCATGAGCGTGAGAACCAAGCTCCTGTGTGAGAACAACCGTCCACACGATAGCGGGCATAGCAGTTTTATCCTTGGGTAGCTTGCTGCCAAAGATTCTGCCTCCGACGTAGGAACTGACGCCGGGGTCCTGTTTCATGTATTGATACATTCCAGCTTCAATCGGCATTACCGCTCCTGTAGTGCTTCAAGCTCTTCTTTCAAATCCTCAACGAACTTATTGAGAACCTCATCCTTAGTTTCCTCAAAGGCGGGGCGCATGAAAGGTTTGGCCCTCATATAACGAGTACCGAACTCCTGGAATATCCCGTAATAGGCTTTCTTAGAGGGACCAACCATCACCGTGATCTTTCCTTCATCACCTCCCTTTGCCTTTGAGGACATCGTTATTTGGGTCCTAAGAAATCCTGTGAGCGCCGGGGCGCGAGCCGCGATCGCAACTTCCCATATAGAAGCAGCATCCTTAGAAGCACGACGCAAAGTAGCGACAGCAACCTTCTTCGTCTCATCACGAAGTTTCTGCTCCAACTCATCTAAGCCCTCAATAGTGACCGTGAACGATGACATTACTGCTCACCGTCCCGGCCCTCGTTGCGCTCAACGCAAAGAAGGTTCAATTGAAACTGGCGCTCGTCAATATCCTGTACAGCTTGAATGACGAACATACGGGTACCGAACTGAACGAGCATCCCCGAATCAATTCCCGATATGTACGGGATGATGATCTTGTGCGTAACCTCGGCAACAATCTGCTGGGTCTTATCTAACTCGCGACCCTGTAGCAGAACGATGCTCGCCCATGAATCGGCGAAGTCTGTCGGTGACGGATACTCGCCCTCGTTGTTACGGGCGGAGTCCGGCTGTGGCTTGAGCAACGTGATGCGATGCTGCATAGCGCCGCGTGGCTCGTAAGCTGCTCCGGTACTGAGGCGACGAGGTAGCATTACTGTTTCACCAAGACCGCAAAGAGAATGTGTGCGTTAGAAGGGTTGAGGTACACCTGACCATCGGGCTGAACCCAACCTTCAAGAATACTGAGTTGCCAAGCAGCGATAGCCCCGGCGTCAACGGAGTAAACGAGGTCGTCGCCACGGCCCAGATGATCTGGCACTGATACCATTGTGAAGTCGTGAGCAACCGTGTCTGTGTTCCAAACGAGAAGAATTTCATTTCCTGTAGGAACAAAATAATTCCCATTGATGGGGTCCGAAGACCAGATACCGTTAACAAGCGGGCTGGTAGAAGTGACTGTGAGTGTCAAGTCTTCCGGCTGAACCGCGTAGTTGTTTTGGGGTAGCAGAAATGTATTGAGTAGTGTCTGGCCCATCGTTATCCCCTTGTAGGACTGACGTCCTCAATCCTGTAAGACCACAAAATGCTTTCAACGTGATACGGCAGAGTGCCCGCTGTTCCCGCGACTACAGGTTCACGGTTGCTGTACCAGTGAGCGACCAGCATCATGATTGCGGTGCGTAGGCTCTGCGGTACGCCGATACAGAACGTGTAAGACGGCTGACCGCCAACGTCGGGCGCTATCGGGCTGATGTTGATCGTCTGAACTTTTGTTGGGTTCGGGTCATATCCCGACGTGAAATTGATAAGGACTGCGTTGGGAACATACTTGACCGGAGGCCAGAATCCCCCGGCGAGCGGGAAGATACGTGCCTCAAGCGATAGATAGTCCACGATGAAATCAATTCCCTCGGTTAGAGTCTGAACCGTTCCGTCGTTTATGCCGCCGCTGCCGTCAATGTACTGAATGCCCGGAACAAAAGGACTGACACTTCCCACCATAGTGAGCGGCCCATAGCCCAGCTTCATCATTTGGGAATAGTTCCAGAGCGTTGTGCTGTAGCGCGGGTTGCTGTAGTAGTTGGGCGGATAGGCTTGCTGCGACATGATCGTGTCCACGTAGTACGGGAACGAATCAAGAGCAGCGACCCAGGTGCGTTGTGCGATGGCACAGTTACAGAAAATCTCGGCTTGCTCACGTGCTCCTGAAATGAGACCAAGGATCAAGGCATCGTCCGTCAAAACTGACGGAGGAATCTTGAGGAAATTCTTCATCTCAGCCAGCGTGACTGGCTCTACTGGGGCATAACTTGTGGGGCGAATGTAGGCCATAAAGAGTCCTCAAAAAGATTAGGGGCGAGAGCGGTTATTCCGCTCCCGCCCCTTTTGGGTTTCTGTGACCAAGTGTTTAGGCTTGGACCAAGTAATTGATCGGGTGTGTTCCGGCATCAACAAGCTGCGAGTCGTAACGACCGAAGCTCAAGAGACCGACTTCACCGAAGTCTGCGTAACGCTCAACGAGACGCATTACTGACATCTCACGGACGCGACGGATGACGAACTTGCTCAGGTCACCGAAGACCACGGTCGGGTTGCCCGAGAAGAAGACCGTCGGGGTGAACGGCGAACCGCCGCCCGAAGGCATCTGCTGGTTGATGGAGTACGCATAGCCCAGGATAGTGTCCGGAGCGTTTGCAGCTACGCCCGGCATCCACAGAGGACGTCCGTACTTGTCCAGCAACTTACGCGCTGACTGAAGAACCTGATCATGGAACATGAAGCGGGTCTTCGGACGGTTACGGTAGGACGGGTCAATGCTGTGAATCAGGTTGACGTAGTCGTAGTAACCGATGGAGTTGGTGCCAGTGGCTCCCGTGCCGTCGTTAGCTGAGGAACCAACTGCCGTTACCGGGGTTGATCCAGAGGCCGCGATAGCGGTCAGGATACCAGTTGACTTCTGAACGCCGTCGCCGACGGTGAAGTCGTAGTTAAGACCACGGCCCCAACGGATAGCGAAAGCATCCTTGACGATGTTTTCAATGGACTCAAACGAATCCTGCTCAAGTTCCAACGAGATACGAACAACATCTGCGGTGTACTTCCAGGCTCCGAAGAGCACGTGGGCGAGACCGAGGTCGTTCTCAGAAACCTGAACCGATTCACCAATGACGTGTGCCTTCTGGGCAGTGTCATTTTCTGTCGGCCAATACATCGGGTTGCCGGATGCAGTGTCAATGACGCGGGCGTCTCCGAGCAAGTTACCGTATGCCTTGGTGGCGACTTCCAACTCAGCCTGGAATCCCTGAGGAACCAAGAAGCTGGCGTTGGCGGTAAAGGCGGTGATGGGGTTGGAAATTGCTTGCTGATCACGAGTTTCAACCGCACGGGTTAGACCAGCGGTGTTGTCCCGACGCATATACTTGCGGGACTCATCGTTGCAATCGCCGAAGATGAAGTCATAGAAGCCGCGACGTTCTTTGAACGTGCGTTCCTTACGCTCTGCTTCGGTTTCAAACTTGTACCGCTTTTCCTGGCGAGTCTCGGTCTTACCGATTACGGCTGCGCCTGGATCAACGATCTTGGAGCGGTTCTCGCTCTCAATGTTGTCGGATGCTTCAAGGCGCTTTGCTTCAGCGATCTTGAGGTCGGCATCGGCCAACATCTTATCAATAGTGGTGTTCTGTTCTTTGGTACGGCTTTCGGTCTTGAGGAGCGTTGCAACCTGTTCGTTCAGGGCAACAGCTTCTTTGCGGAGTTCTACAGACTTGTTTGACATTGAATATCTCCCGGTTTAAGGACAGTGGTTGTCCGTTAATGAACAGCCGGGAGTCTTGCCGCTGGCAGGACCTGCTGATCTCAGCTCACCAATCGTTGCTCATCCAAGAGCACGGCATCCCGCCGATGGCAAACTGCTACTTCAATCTATAAATACTGTGGAACTGCGAAACCTGGGAATTTACAGAGCGTTCGTCAAAGTTGCGATTTCCAAAAAGAGGAGCTTGCGGGCGCGTTCCTTGTCTTCCTCTTCGGTGTTCTCTTTATCTACAGCCTTCTCAAATGCGTCAAGAAGAGCGGACAGGGCCTTGACCTTGGGAGCGATGTTCTCAGTTCCTGAGTCATACTTGTCCATATTGCCCTTATCAATCGCGTCCAATAGCTTGTCGGCGAGTTCGTCAAAAGACTTGAACGCGGCCTGTATTTCAGGTAGCAGACCGCCGATGTCATGAATCTTGTCGTGACGATGTTCTGTATCCATATCGTACAGAGACTTACTTTCTTCTGGCGTGTCCATTCCTTCGGACTTGTAGACGCCCTTGAGCTTGGCAATCGCCTCGGCCTTGTTCGGCCCAGCGTACTTGTTGCCACGGTAGCCGCCGTGTAGCGCGGCCCAAGCAGCACCCATGAGAGTGTGATCGGGGTTGCCGCTCTTATCGGTATAAGGAAGATGAGTGGTGCCGTCGTCTTCTGTGACGAGGTACTTGATGGCGCGTTCTTCAATGGCAGACGCCATATGCTTGGCGACTTCCTCGGGGATTCCGTCCGGGAAGAGTGAGCGAATCTCTACAGCAGTCAAAGCTGCGCGTGCCTTGACCTCTGTATCGGGGTAGGCAGGATAAGTGACAGCAGAAATATCTTTGAGGTCCACATCGTTCAACTCGCGGACGATGGCCTGCTTGTCTTCAATTCCTTGATTGCCAGAATTGCCAGATACGTCGGCATAGCCGCCGTCACGTTGGTTGGTCCAGGTTTCGCTTTGAGGAATGAATCCGAAGGAGCACTGGTCCATGATACCTGCGCGGACGTTCTCATGTAGATCGTTAGCAACCTGTGTGTTGGGTAGCACGACGCGGAACTTGAGTCCGGTCTTGTCTTCACTGAGGTCCAGGTTGGAACCAGAACGGCCCACAACGAGGTTGGGGTCGTGGTTTACAAGCATCTTTACGTCTTGCTTCTCAGCCAATGCGCGTTTGAATGCGCCGGGCTTGATAGCCTCGCGGAAGCCGCCGAGGTTTTCAGATAGCTTGTTAAACTTCGCGGCATAGCCCGTGAGGACTTTCTGATCTCCGTCCTTTTCAGCACGGACCTCAGTTGCTTTGAGAATGCGACGTTCAAGTTTGTTGCTCATGTGATGCTCCCTTACTTACCTTCTAATACGACGGATAATGTGTACTTGTTCTTGTCTGCTGGGTCGCGAGTGACTGCCAGGATTCCACCCGACTTCACGTTCTTCTTGATCTCCAACATATTCGCGAGTGCGTTGCCAGTCTCGGCCTTGTCAATCGTCGCTGCGATATTCAACGAATGGAGAACGAGAACTGTCGGGGTGTTCGGCTCACCACCAGAGAAATAATCAAACACGGGACTACGCTGGATGAAGTCGTTAACCGACTCACCGTTCGGAATCGTCAGACCTGGGTCCTTGATGTAAGGAGCGAGCTTGTCTTCCGGCTGACCGGAAAGGTCTCCGAGCTTCAACGGGCGGAGGCTGTGATCAACTGATGCGTGTACTCCAAAGGCTGCGGCAATAGGTGCGGCTGTTTGTTCGGCCCTGTGAAGGTCAGAACTTACGACGATGCGAATGTTGGGGACGTTTGCCTTCAGCCAATCGGCTGCGGCTTGCGCCTGAGCAATGCCCGCGTCGTTCAGGTCAATGTCGTTCTCACCGTGCATCTTTCCATCGGCGGAATAATCTGTGTCACCGTGTTCAACGATGTAGCAAACGGGGTCGGTACGCGGCGCAGTACCTTCACGAAGCTCTAAGGCACGGAATGTAGACCGACCTTTGAGACCTCCGATCTGTTCAAACGCTGCGATGCCGATAGACTTCACGGCGCGGTCAAGTTCAACCTTGCAAGACTCTTCGGTCCACTCTGCGGCCCGCTTTGCCATCGCACCGATGTAATCCTTGACCCAGACGGCCAGAACCTCAGATTTGGGTCCTTCCATCTTAAATTCACGTGCGACTTCGCTAAGAAGGTCCTCAGTTATGGCGGTTAGAACTGGTACGAAAGTGCGGTAAATCACCTTTGAATCCGTGGTTTTCTTAGCTAAAACCCTATTGAAAGCATCGCGGAATAGCGGCGTATACACCTTGGAATAGCGGCCTTGTAGGACTTCGGGTAGCGCATGACCCACGGCCATACCACCCAAATCCATCGTTAGGGACTTCGGCTCTTGCGGCGGAGCGGGCAAGGCAGGTGTTCCCGGCTTCGCTGGGGGTTGTGTTCCGCCCGGCGCTCCCGGTGCGCCCTCTGCCGGAGGATTGCTAAGGGACATCATATTGACCGGGACGAAATGTTCGTTTGCCCACTTATCGGGAAGTGGGTTCTCGCCGTCGTATGCCTTACAGTCGTTGATGCTCCAAGCACCGACGCCGAACTTCGCGGTCATAAACTTCTGACGAGCATCGCTATCACCACGGATTAGGTCGCTGGTATCAAAGTCAATGCTGTACAACCCGCCCGGACGCCCGAGGGCATTGCGGGGTAGGAGCTTGCGGTCAAACTCTTCCTTGATTGCTTCCAGCCAAGGGCCAAGGCAGAACTGTAAGAATTCTTGGGCAAACTGTTCTGTGTTTGAACGGCTGACGGTCTTTGAACTTCCCAACATATGCGGCGGGACGTGAAAGAGAGCGCAGATTTCTGTTTGCTGTGCGTCGCGTGACTCCAGGAACTGAGCCTCATCTTGCTTGACTGAGATAGGAGTGATCTTGACGCCTTGCGTGAGGACGATGGGGCGAAGCATATTCTCGCCGCCCATAGCCTCTTGGTAGGACTGACGAATCTTGTCGCGGTTCTCTTTGCTGACGTTACCGGGGATTTCAATGACGACCGATGTGCGTCCGCCGTTACCGAAGAACTTCCCGGCGTACTTTTCCATTGCCAGGGATAGACCAAACGAATTGCGGGCATACTCAATGACGTCCAGACCGATACGACCGTCAAGCGATAGACCCTGAACGTGAAGCATATCGTCGGTGAGGATAATGCGTTCGGCGCGGGAGAGGCCCATTGCGTCCACTTCGGATTGGTCATAATCAGACAAACCGTCGGTGGTTACATAGACCATCGTGCCCTGCGGATAAATGTCTCCGCCGATGTTGAGCGGATGTGTCAAGCGATACGGGCGAGTCTTAGCGGGGTTGCGCGGCCAATAAGCGATAGGACGCCCGGCCTTGTCGCGCTGAATTTCTGCATAAGCATTTGACCAGAGCAACGCATGAGCCATGAAAGTTTCAAGGAACATGAACCGGGTCATTTCCGGGTTTGGCTCGCGGTGAACTACGTCGTACAGAGCATGATCGTGCGCGATGGTTTTGATTAGCTGGCCCAGGTCATTCAATTCTTCTTCGTAAATGTGAATCGGCAAGGTAGCGATAGCGCGGGCGATGATTTCAACGCAGGCACGGACAGCAATGATTTGTAGGGCCGTGAGTTGGGAGACGCGGATACCAGAGTCGGTGCGGCCTCCGTTATAGAGGTCCAACATCCACTCCGCTGGCATTGAGAGCGGGGTCTGAGGATTTTCAAGAGAACTACGAGATTCGTAATATATGCGACCCATCGGTTACTCAACCTTCTGTGTTAAATCTTCGGGCTTCTCTGGCTTCCAAAAAATTCCCCGCACGGTGTTCACGAGATGAAACTCACAAAACTGAACGGCCAGCAAAGTCATCTTGGTGTAAGTGAGACAAAGGAACGCGGCGTAGAACACCAAAGCCGTGATGCCCCAGACACGGAAAAATGCGTAGCCAAGCAAACCGAGGCCGAGGATGATTAGTGCGTCCTGAAAATCCCACTTGGGCGGTTCTTGTTTCTTAGGTGTTGGTAATGCCATGAAGCTCCTATGCGACGAAGATTGCGTCACCCGCGTCAAAGTCTTCTGCTGGTGCGTGGGCCTGGGCGCGGCCCAGCGCCATAATGAGAGCGACGATGCCGTCAATCTTTTCGGTGGACCGTTCCTTGTCAGGCTTCAAAAGCCCGGTGGGTCCTTCCCTGACTACCAGGTTGTCTGCCATCCAACGCAGCGCCGGGTTTGCCAGATGTACAAAGTCCCCAGTCAATACCAAGCGGAGGAGTTCTTTGGTCGGGGTGTTCATTGACACATCACCCTGACGGAACTGGACCATGAGGAACCCATCGTTCGTCAACTGCGCGACGATCTGGGTTGCGTTATATGGATCAAACGCAATCTCTTGTACTGAGTATTTAGTACCGAGTTCTTTGATCTTTTCGTGGATGTGGTCGTAGTCAATCACATTTCCGTCAGTCGCATAGACAATCTCTTCGCGTTCCCAGAGGTCGTAAGGCACCCGGTCGCGTTCGGCCCGCTTCTGTATGTTGTCCCTTGGAATCCAGAACCATATGAGTAGAGTCCACTTGGGGTCAGCCGCTCGGAGGACCAGCATTTTCTTTTTCTTGGGGTCGTCGGGGTCGGGTCCCATCTCACTGAGTTCGTGACAGGGCGGGAACAACAACGCATATGCTGCGATGTCGGTCGTGGTAGCGAGGTCAAGCCCGCCAAAGGCTTCCCGGCCTAACAATCTGAGTTCAGCATCCTCGCGGAGCTTCTTGTGATCGGCGTAGGGGTCAGGGTCACCCGAGCACAGATCCCATTTGTCCATCGGGATGTAGCGGGAGTCTTGCTGCGTCCATACATTGAGTTCGTAACGTAGGAAAGAATTCTGCGCGGCGGGTTCCTGCTTCGCCTTGGAAGCGGCCCGGCGCATATAGTCCAGCTTCTTGTTCGCACCCAAGGAAGGGTTCGCTTTGAACCATTCCTTCTCATCTTGCCAATTTGCGCCTTCATCCAGGCAAGCGATGTAAACGAAGAACGACTGGCTGCCCTCGTCATCAAAGATTTGTTCCAGAATCTTTACGCCATAGTCATGCTGCTTCCAGCAAATGGTCTCGCGGTCCCAACCGGAGGTCGTAATGGAGAAGATCAACGGCTGACGGCGGGTACCAAGCGAAGTGATGATGATGTCGTAGACTTTACGGTTGGGATGCTCGTGGAGTTCGTCAATCAAGCCGCAATGAATGTTGAGTCCGCTCATCTTGTCGTCGTCGGATGACAGCGGGAGGAACTTTGAGTTGCTGGCCGGGTGGGTAATGGCGGTCTGCCAGGGCTTGAGATGTTTGGATAACGCGGGCGATGCCTTCACCATAAGGACTGCTTCGTCCCAAATAATCTTGGCTTGGTCCTTCTTGGTAGCGGCGCAGTAGACCTGGGAGCCGGGTTCGTGATCGGCCATGAGCATAAACAGGCCAATAATGGAGGCGAATGTAGACTTGCCGTTCTTGCGGGGGATTTCTACGTAGGCTTCGCGGAAGAGACGTGTGCCGTCAGACTTGAACCAACCGAAAATGTTCCAAAGAATGAATTGCTGCCAGGGGAGAAGTACGAGAGGCTTCCCGGCCCACTCACCTTGCGAGGGAGTGACGTACCCGGAGAAATCTATTACGCGCTGGGCCGCGTCCGCATCAAAGTACCACTCGCGGGCCTCGGCAATCTCAACCATCCTGAGATATCGCTTACAGGCGAGGATGATGTACTTACAGGCGGGAATGGTTCCGTCTACGACGTCCTGGGCATATTGAACGGCAGGGTGGTTAGTTGAGGCGTGCGGCGGTGCCGGACTGTCCTTTGCCTGAGATGAGTTGCTCAAACGGGTCCTCTTCCTTCGGTGGCGGTGTTACATGAATGCGCGAGCGGGAAGCTGGCGTCATGCCGAACTCCACCAAGAAAGTCTTCATGACCTGTATGGCCTTATCGCGTTCAGGTATCACAGGGTTCAAATGCTTAACGCCCGTAGGCGCTACGTAGCTAAGACCGTTTTTACGAATATCCTTGAGTGCGGCGGTCCAACTTGCCCAGGCTTCGCAGTAAGCTGCCAGAGCCGGGCCGTCAACCTCGGTCAGCACGCCCATCTTGAGAAGAATCGGCACAACCCTCCGCCATTCCTTCCGGGCAGCGGTGCTCAAGCCTTGCGGCTGAGTAGGCTCTCCGGTCTTAGGCTGCGGTTCCGCTTGGTTCAGCGGGCGCTTGCCGGGGTTTCCGTTTAGCTTCTTGATTTCTGTCGGGATTGGTCTGCGTCCGGGCATTAGCATTGGCCTCCGCCAATTTCACATTGATGCTGTACAGCACGCTGAGAATTTTCTCTAACATCTGCGCCGTATGGACAGGTCCTGCTACCGGACCATCCTGTTCAGGTGTCTCATACTGTCTTGCGACTGCTGTTTCTGTGTGTTCCATCTGGATTTTGTCCTCACAAATCGCGTTTACGTAAATAAAACAGCTGCGGCGGCCTTCGGCGGCTTACACTTACTAAATGACACCCCATACCCCCACAGGCACTTATAAGTCGTTCGTCTCTGATCTCTTGGACCAAGTAGTCTTAGTCGCAATTAGGTCGGCAATGATGTCGTCAACTGCTTGCTTCATGCGGTCCAACACAACATCTTCATTGATATCCGTGTAACTGAAGCCAGCGAGCAACCAGTTGCGTCCTCTTTGTATGTCATATACGATCAATGGATTGGCAACGGTCTCTACTGTTATCTGATACCCGCGATATGATGTCGTCACTGCTTCGCTCCTGCCCAACCGCACTCTTTCGCTGTCTTACTATCGTGGCACGACTTGCAAAGACCTTGTAGGTTGGCAAGATCGTAGAAGTCTCCACCAGATGACACATACACACTGGCGCGGGTGATGTGGTCTGCGATGGATGCAGCAGACACATGACAAGCAACACATACAGGATCACGTGCTAATACGAATGCTCTTGTGCGTGTCCAATGTGCTGTGCGATAGAACGCACGTAACGGATCATTCGTACGATTGCGATCAAACTCTTTGCGACGTTCTTTCGTCTTGTTGTCATACGTGTGAGCTACGCAATAGCGACCGTCGGTAAGTTGGTCGCAGCCGGGTTGACAACACACTTGCTTTGCTCTCGTTGGCATTCTTCTCTGCTTCCCGCAATTCCTGATTTCGCCTGCGAGTCTCAAGAATCTTGCGAGTGTGTTCCGCTGTTCTTGGCTTTCTGACAATCGGCATTTGCTATGCTCCGTATTTACACACTTCGCATTTGCAATCTTTTGCGTGCGGCTGTTTTTCGTCGCCAACGATAATTCGTGCTTGCTGTAATCCGAGTTCTGGCAACATTCTGTTCATCACACCGAGCAATTCAAGAATGCCGATGTTTTCTGGGATGATGATCGTTACTGCTTCCCCGGCGCGGCGGTAGACTTCAACTGCGATCTTCTTCATCTTTACTCCTGTAAATCGGCGTGACTGTGTAGAAATACATCATCGTGTTTCTGATTACTTCTCTCTCACGTTCACAGAGTTCTATTTGTTTCTTCTCCCACTTTGTTTGAGCGAACAAGAAAAGGAAGAAATCCTTCACGCCTTCAAAGAATGTCATTTCATTTCCTCTAAGAATTCTCTGTTTGCTTCTGTAAACTCTCGTTCACACTTGCGGCAAAATTGGCATTCGTCGCATTTGCCGTGTTCGCAGACGAGTCCTGAACCGCAAAACTGGCAGCGGTGATTGGGAGTTTGTGAAACGTCGCTCATTACAACTTCTTGATATCTGCGACGACTGCTTTTGTATCCGCTACGACTCCGGTTTCTACTTTAGAAGTCAGAGCAGCGATATAAGCCTCTGTCTGCTTGAAGTAAGCGGCGTCTGTGGCAAGCTGTGACTTGACCTTTAGGCGGTAGTGATATGCGGCAAATGCCGCGATTGCGAGTGCTGTGATTTCTACTATCATGTTCCCTCCAGGGGATTAAGAATTGAAAAACTCGTTGATGCGGGCAGTGACAAAAGCATGAACTTTCATTGCCAAATCTTCCGTAACCAAAACCATCTGGGAAGAACCATCAATAGGCAACCCAAGAGCTTCTCTGTTCCAGTCTCTCAGTTGCTCATCAGTGATCTTTTTAGGAACACGATTCAATTTTGTCAGTTGATCTACGGCGTGTGCGAATAACTCAACTTCAGGAGAAGTATGGCCGTTGGCGGGATTGGCGATTTTCTCGCCTTCTTTGATGAACTTTTGAAGGCTTTTGCTGATCTTCTTCATTACTGCGAATCTCTTTGCGTGGCTTTGAGGAACAATCACCACTGACTATCTATTACTTCGGAACTGGCAATTTCCCCGTTTGTTTGTAAACGCGGTGGGTTTCGGGCATTGAAGCTGCGATACCGCCAAGATTGGTATTGATATCGCAGGCTGTGATGAAATCTCCAAGATTGTTACTTTGCCCGCCGTGCGGCCAAGGCCAAAGCCAGAATCTCGGTTCGTGCGTACATTTGATTCCTGCTTTCGCCAACACATTGCCAACCCAACGATCTTCTGCCCAATCACCGTTATGTTTGGCTGCCACTACGATCTGCATCGCTTTGCGTGAAAGCCAATAACCGGGGCCGCCGCTGGCATATCCTGAGGGATTGTCGCCCGGTCGTTTCCAGTCAGATGCTCCGCGATAACGACCCACATAATCTGCGCGAGCAAAATTGGAAGTCAGGAGTCGTGAAGGAACGCAATATGCGTCATCGTCCAGTTTGAACAGGTAGTCGTAACCGTTCTCTAATGCCCAAGCGCAAGCTGCTTGAACTTTCAACGGGAGTGCTTCGTAATTGTCTTCAACGGGAAGAAAGACTTCGTCCTTGGTAGGTTGCTCACCGTTAGGTGCTTTGCCGAGGAAGAAACGATAATCAATTCCTCTGATGTCGCGCAGCCAACTGTCGCGTTGCTGTGCTGTGCGTGACCTGTAACGATGACAGGACGTGATAGCGATTAGCAGCTTTGCGCCGGGCGGAGGTGGTGTTGGTTTGGGAGTGTGTGTAATGAATTCTTGACTCTGCTTAGGCAGCGGTTCGTCAAATCCGTAATAATCCTTGACGTTGCGCTTCTTGAGGAAAATCTTGTGACCGAAACTCTTTGCTCTACTCCGGTACATCGCATAATCGGGATGCTGCCAAGCGGGCGTGTACGGGAGTGCCTTTATGTTGACGCCGGGAACCCAAGCGACTTTCTTGCGTGCTTCCTTTAGATGAAGGAAGAACTGTCCGTGCTCACCGCCAATGGGAACGATGTCTTCATCCCACGAAACCTCAATCAGCGTTTTGGTCTTTGCGAGGAAATAATTGACGCACAGATCTACCTTGTAAAACGGCGGATTGCCTCTTGGTACCAGGCGAGTCTCTTTGATGTATTGGCCGGGAACGTAATCCAGGAATCCTTCGTATGGGATGTTGTTGTGCCGCCCAGCAGCGATATCAAGATCAGGATAATTCTCTAACACTCCATACAGCTTGATGACGCCTTGACGTGCTTCTATTGAACCGAAGTCAAAATCATCGCTGCCAAGTAGAAGATATTTCGTCTTACAGACTTTCACCCCGGCGTTGCGCTTCACAGTGAGACCGGAATCAAACGGACACTTGACGGTGATGGCTGGGTCTTTCACGCCGTCGCCACTGTCGTCTACGACGATGATTGGGCATTCCGGCAGACGTTCTCTAATGCGCTTGAGGCACTCCGTCAAATAACCGGGACGCATGAAGCTGGTAATGAGGATGCTGATATCAGAGAGCGGCATTACGGAACCACTCCGGTAGGCGGAACCACTCTATTGGCTTGATGTATGTGCCGATTGGTTTGGGCGCTGCGTTGGTGTCGTGTATCGCGCAAACCAGAAGACTGGGATCGTGTAGATCAACTCGTTGGTCATACTGAATCTTCTTGAGCCAAGTGAAATCAGCGCCGGAACGTAGATCGTCAAATTCGTTATGTTCCCAGTAATCGCGACGGAACGCTATCGCGCCAATCCACGGCGCGGGCTGAGTGGGATAATCGTAGATGTAGGCTTGTTGGCCGCCGTGCTTGTAGTAATAAAGGGAACTGGTGCCTGAAACTATCTTCTCCGTGCCTACGAGCGGCGTGATCTGCCGCGATACACGATCTGGGGCATAACAGTCATCGTCATCCCAAACGCAGCAGTAATCGCCGTCAGCGAACCCAGCGGCGATATTCATCTTCTCGCCGTGATTTGCTTTTTGGTCGGACCAGAAATAACTGATACGGAGATCATCACGCGGAATGAGGTCAGCGATGAGGTCAGAACCATCGTCAACGACGATCAATTCAAGGTCGGGGTACGTTTGGGAAGCAAAGTTGCGTAGAGCGCGGGGAATAAACTCACGACGGTTGTACGTCGGCATGAGGCAGCTTACGAGCGGATACATTCGCAATATCCTTCTGTACATTCACAGAATTCTTTTTCGCCAGTGGATTGAAGCAGTCGTGTGCGGAGGTGTTGATACTCCGGGTCGCATAGCTTTTCGCAATTATCACAGCGAGTACCGAGAGGTTGGTATTTTGCGCTGAATCGCTTCTTACATTTGTCACAACGGATGCCGACACGAATCTCGTAGATTTTCGTTGGCAGGTCTACAGCGATTGGTACGGAGAACTTCTTTAATTGAAAGTCACAACCACTCATTTTTCATCCTCCATTCGCTTAATACGGGGGTTCTCGTCCCAGCCATAGAAGATGAAATGCGGGTCAACTCCCGCCCACATAGCGAGGCCGTGCTTCGCCAGAATAATTTCCCACTCCACAATTAGTTCTTTGGTTGGCGGTGCGGCTTTGACGAACGGGCGGAGGTCTCTCTTAATGCGGTGCCGTTTTGGTGGGCGTTCCTTCTTTTGCTGGCGCTGCGAGCTACATTTCAGGGAACAGAATATCTCACCGCTGATGCTGCGTTTCCTACGTCTCCTGATCGTCCAGTTCGGCAGGGCGAACGTCTCCCCACACTTCGCGCAAGTGACTTCAATCGGCGGGCGCTTGGGGTTCATTCTATGTAATACGGTGGGGGTCTAAAACGACCAAAGCCGCCCATTGCTGAGCGGCTTCGGTTGAGAGGTGGATACACAATGAAAGGTTTTGACCTTCCAGTTATTCAATACCTGTCCATTCCGGGTTGAGCTTATTCATACAGCGTGGGCAAAGCCAGACTCCCTGCCAGAATCCTATCGCGGGCCTACCGCACGGAATCCACTCAAAGAATACGTCGGGCGGATTGATCAGTGGCAGGGTGAATGCTTCATCTATTTCGCAGACCTTACGTGTTGCGTTCTTCATGTGGTGCCTCCAACCTGGAATCCGTAGTTCAAATGTTGTCTTGCAAGCAATTCTCTTCCCAGCCGTAGAAAATGAAATAATCTTGTATCCCCGCTGCCATACTCAAGTTGTGTGATTGGAGAATCTTTTCCCACTCAAAGCGCAACTCCGGGGGTACTTGAGGACGATAGAAGTAAACGGGAGGCTTAGGATGCTTATATCTACCGCGTGGAGTCTTTTTGGGTTTCTTCTGTTTGCCGCGTGGCGGGAACTTAACGCCGCGTGCCCAAGCGGCCTTAGTGGAGGCGCGTAACTGTGCGAGTCGCTCAGGCGTCATACTTCTTTTCGTAGCCGCACTCTGACGGGCGCGATGTTCGGGATGCGCCATTCTCTCTTTCATGAAGGCGCTATGGCGGGCGCATTGTTCTGGGGTTCTTACATACTTATTGAAAGCTGGCATACTCCTTTAATACGGAGGAGTTTGAGGCAGCGGCGACAAGTGACCTTGGCCGGGTCATCAGTAGGGGCTTGCTTAGTCACGGTGCGCAACCCACAAAGAAAGCGACCAGGAATGTTTTTGCTCGTCAGGTGAATCTTGGTAATCATTAGAAGCAATCTTCGCCCGCTGTGGGATCGTCGTCATAGGGAACCGTCACCGGGAACACCACGGGTTCATCAGGGAGATACCCGGTAGCGAAGTCTTGGTTCAAGCGGCGGAATACCTCAGCCGTTGACAAATCGTTTGGTCCCAGGACTTGCTTCTCGCGCATCTCATAAAATCCCCGGAGGTCGGGGCAGAGCGCGAATATCAGCCGAGCGTAGAAGCTCTGATAGAGATCGTTGAGTTTATACGTATCGTCGGGGCCGTGCTCAATCGCGATATTGAACCGCAACACATCCCAGCAGGTTTTAACGGAGTAGTGGGTCCAGCCCTTATCCTTGAGCCTTCGTAGAAAGCTGACGAGGCGGTCGTAAATTTCGGGGTGGGCGCGGGCGAATAAGACAAATTTGATGTAGGCTTCTAAGTTCACAATTCCTCCGTGTCTACAGTTACCGGAACGGGGCGTCGCTTTTTGAGAGCCTTCCATTCTTCGGGTGTAGCGGGTCGGTGGAGTTCATTACAAACCGGGCAATCCTTCTCCCAAGTTGGACTCCAATAATACTTACCGTGAATAGAACAGCCAGCGGGGTCAGTCTTAACAGCGCCGCTGAAATCTGGTTTGGGTTGCGGTTCGGGGTCAGGTTCAACTTCCGGTTCAAATCCAGGTAAATCTTCAACGTCAATCTCTGCCTCAGCTTCTTGTTGCTTTATCTTATCCATGAGGAAGTTCCTCTTGGCTGGTTCACGGTCGGCGAACTGTTGATTGAACTCTTCGGAATCAAGACAACCCTTGCGAAAGCTCTTGGGGTTGGAGGTAAACTTTTTCCAAAACTTGTGAGCCTTGGCCCAGTTTAGCTTTTGGGTTTCAATGGGGGTTGTAGGGGTCTCCCCTACGTCTTTAGAATTAACAAGAGTGGTAGTAACAGACGAACGAACTGGCGGCTCCGCCGCCTTGTCCGTAGCCGTTACCACAGCCTCTACCTGTTCCTGTTCCAAACCCATAGCCTGTTCCGTAGCCAAAGCCAAGGTAAGGTTCGGGCTAGGCTCAGGGTAGCCGGAGGGTAGGGGCAGGGTACTGTGACGCTGAGAGGGTGGTGGTAGATGCCCCGCTTTATCACTTCCAACCAGATACAGCCAGGCTTTGCCCTCGGCCTCGTATTTGAGATACAGGCCCACCCGAACGAATTCATCTATGACTGTTTGAACCTGTTCTTCGGTCCAACCGGGTCTTGATAAAGAATAGGCCGTCGTCCATATGAAACCTGGGTCATATTCACAAACCCCGTTGTCAGCAAACATAGGCATGATCCAGGCATATTCGGGTCGGAACTCGGGCGGGTGTACAGCGCGGACCTTCTTACTACGGTACGTGACGTCGGCGATGATGCGTTTTGACATTAAAATCTCCCTCAACGCCCGGCATGACAAAATGTTCTGATTGTTGACCGGGACTCACGTTGTGGGGCCGGGTCCCGGTCAAAGGATGACCAGCCCACGCCAACGCTCTACGACGTAATACTTACGAATTGAGCCTACGAAGGAATTCCGCGTGGTGTTCAGCACACACGGGAGAATCCTCGTTTAGCTCGGTTGCTGGTTTGCCGCACAGAATTGCTTGCGGTCGGGGTTGCGCGTTGTCTTTGAACCAAATGTTCATCTGCTCCAACAATTCATCCGCGTTTAGGTACCAAGTACAGGTGAGGGCCACGAAAGCGGCCCCTTGGTTTTTGTGGTGTTTCATCAGAGCACATCCACGTCAGTTAGCGGGAAATCGGGAATTACACACTGGTCGCAGGGAAAGTTCTGGCACCAGTGCGCCGGATAGCCGCAAGCATCGCAGTCAATCCAGATCTTGGTGTCCCCGGCTTCACAAAATAGCCGGGTAATATTCCCGCACCAAACACACGTGTAATGGCGGACGAAGGTGAGGGCCGCTTGCGCGGCCCCCGGTTGTGATGAGCGTTTCACAGCTGTACGCCTGCTTCAAGTAACGTCTTGAAGCATTCCTCGTTGATTTGGAGCAACACAGCGATCAGTTGCCCCCGCTCAAATGTGTCTGCGATCATCCTAATGGCGGATCGCAGATCATCAGTGCTCTGGGCGTTGAAAACTTCTTCCGCGCCCGCGAGCATGATCAACTTCTCTGTTATTGGGAGAGCCGAAATTTCCGACTCGGTGGATACAGCTGTACTGTTGGATTTACTACGAGGTTTTCTCAATTCACTATCTCCGCCGCGTTGGGCCGTTAATTTCCGGTCGCGCAGCTGGCGGTGTCTGGTGGTCCCCGGTAGCGAAATACGCGCCGGGGCAAACCCCATAGAGTAGCGAATTGCTTCAATCATCATAGCGAATCCGTTCTACGGGGTCAAGTGTGGCGTTTGGGGAAATTTGTGTCAGTAGTACGGGTGGGGTGGGACGTGTCTATCTGGTTAATTAGGAGTTTACGCCGTGATTGGACCGGGTTTATGGTAGTTTAGGCACTCCTAACGAGTTCAGGTTTCGCCGCAAAGCGGTCCGAGGCATTAGCTGCGTTCCTCGCCTGTTCGGATTCCAGATCAACGAACGCGGCATATAGCTTCATCATTTCCATATTTTCGTGCCCCATGATTTTGGCAATGTCGCGCAGGTCCAATACACGCGCCCTCACTTGATCTGTGGCATAGGTATCGCGGAAGCGGTGACAGCCCGCGCCCGTTACATCAGCGCGTCCCGCGATTGCTTTGATGATGCGGAGAAAGTGACCCTCGGGCTTCCCAGTGGTTGGATTCGGGAATAGGAGTCCCTTAGAGCAATGCGCCTTCAAATCGGCCAGTAGGGCATCTCCCAGAGGAATCTTGCGCTCCCCTGCCCGCGTCTTTGGTTTCCACCCATACTGAGGTTTGGGCTTGACCTCAATGTAGGTGTCCTTGAGGTCTTCGCGTTCGGCATGAGCAATTTCTTGTTCTCGCATCCCGCTGCCAAGGAAGAAGCGGAGCAATAATCGTTCGTCCGGTGTAGCGGCTTCCATCATTGCCTTGAGTTCTTTTTCTGAATATGGATGCGGGGATGTATCAGGTTTGTCCGGCCAATCTTCCTTTTTGAGTAAGCCCGTTACGGGCTTGAGCGGATTTTGTTTGAGCCAAGTGACGACCGACATCATACGGTTCAGCACGGTGACGTTGGCATAGCCTTCGTCTGTCAGTGTGTTGCGGAAGGCGATCAAGTCCTTGCGGGTGATTTCCTCAACGTATTGCTTCCGGCAGCGCCGGGCAAAATCACGGAGTTCGGTTTCTTTTGCCTTGATAGAACGTGCTGGTCTTCGGTTCTCTCGCAACTGCTCAAGGTAAGCGGTGATGGTCAAGCTGACGTGATGAGCCAAGTTCGGCTTCAGTTCCGGGACGATTACACCACCCCGCAGCTTGCTCTCCTGCCGCAGCTTTGCCAGTTCGGCTTGCTCCCAGGTACTACCTGCTTTGCGGGTTACGGGCTTAGAACCCATACAGAAACGGATGTAATAATCTGCTGGCCCACAATCCTTATCTACGACGGTGAATTTGCGGTGACCGTCCCGGACAGTCCTAACGATGATGGTTGCATGAAGGTTCGCCAT